GACGATACAAAAATTTATTATTTTTTATTGTCCTCTTGACGGGGAGCATACCAAAACCGGACGGCTCTTTTTATAACAAAGATGTATTTGATATCCTCTTCCGGTCCCGCTCCTCCAGCCTTTTTGTGACGTGCATATACACTTCTTTTGTGACCTTGCTGCCGGAATGCCCCAGCCGTCTGGATATGGCCTCCAGTGGTATTCCTGCCTCTGCCAGCAGTGACACATGAGTGTGTCGGAGTATGTGCGGGGTGATCTCCCGGCCCATCACTCTTTTGCTGACCTCACGGAGATACTTTGCATAGTCATAGTAGTGCATATACCCGCCGTCAAAATCCGGGAAAAACAGCTTTGATGACTTCCGCAGCCCTGCCGTGTCAAAAAAAGCGTCAATCTTTTTGCACACGTCCGCAAGTTCCGGCTGGATAAATACGTCACGGGTGGAGGTAAAGGTCTTTGTGCTTGTCAGTACCTGATTGTTATAGTCATAGTTTTTTGTGACGTGGATCGTCTGCTCCGACCGGCTTACATCTTTCTGCTCCAGTCCGCACACCTCACCATAGCGCAGGCCGGACAGCACCAGAAACTCCGTCAGCAGTTCCCACCGCTCCAGCGTCATCTCTTTGAGCAGTGCGGAAAGCTCCTCCCGCTCCAGGTATTTGTTTACCAGCTTTTCCCGGCGTGTATCGCTTGGGAGCTTTTTGAGCTTGTCCAGATAGCGTATATCAGCCACCAGGTCATTCTCGTAGCCCCAGCGCAGCATTGCCTTAAACCGTGTGATATACTCGTTGTATGAGCCGTTCTCAAGGTTGAGCGTGTCCATCTTTTGTTTGATGTATCCGGCTGACAGGGAGGACACCAGTATATCAGACCCAAGACGCTTGATAGTAGTGTTGAGATTGTAGTAGTTCCGCCTGTAGGTGGACAGTTTAAAGGCCTTTTTCTGGTATGCCAGATACAGCTCTTTCAGCTTCCCGAGCGTCAGCCCTTTTTCTTCCGGCTCTGTGTTTATGGCTTCCAGTTTGCCCCGTATTTTTTCGTTAAGCGCTTCTAGAGCCACTTTCCGGGTGCTTGCCGTGTTCTTCTCCATCACAACCGACACACGCCCGTATTTGCCCGTTAGAGGGTTTGTATAGCGTTCCACAAACTTAATCTTTCCACTTTCCAGTTCTTCCGCCCACATTGTACATTCCTCCTTGATATTTTTCTTCCAGAATGATACAATGCAAGTGTAGGTTGCATTTGGGTATCATCCCGGAGGTAATTGAAAAGTCCAGCGTTTGGCGCGCTGGACTTTTTTAATTTGCCGAAACAATAAAATCGTTTAAAGCTTCTCTGTCCCATAAAAGGACAGCTGTTTTTTCTGCAAGCTCTTTCGCGCTTTTCGTGAAATACTGATTGGTTATCACGGCAGCGACATTGCAATTATAATACCTGCTTCCAGAGTACGCCTGCTGAACAGCATCATTTCCAACATTCGACGAGTAACACTTGCACTGGATCCCATACTTTACAGAATCTTTCGTTGCTACAATATCAATACCTTGGTCTCCGCTTCCAGGTGTCACGGTCACGTCTGTGAAGCCGTTTTTCTCTAAAATAGAAGCACAAAAGGATTCAAATACATGACCATCCATGTGGTCATAATCATTTTTGGCAATTAAAATTCGCTTTTTTAAGAAATCTCGCGCTTCCCATTCATTATCAAGTAGCCTCTGATAATCTATGGATGGGAGTCCTCCTGTGTAGATATAGTCTTTTTCGTACTTTATCATTTCCAGCAAGACGAGCTGGATTTCTTGAAACGCTTTTTCAAACTCATCTGGATTTGTGGTCGAGTTAAGAATGTTTTTTAAATAATGCGCTCTTGCAAGGTATGGGTATACATGTTCTTTTATTCTTTGCAAATATCGCCTTTTTCCCCATGCAATCCATCTGATTGCCAGAAGCGGAAGGACGATAACTACATATACAAGTAGCATTAGCGCAAGCCATCCGAAAAACCCTATTGGCTCACCTGTATCTTCGGTTTTGGCAGTAGATAAGAGCCATCCAAAAAAGATAAGCAGTACAAGGGCAGATCTGCTACAAAAAAACGAAAAACATTTTTTCCTTCTCAGTTCATCAAGCTTCTTTTTTAAGGGCACTTGAACACCTCTATTTCCCTGTCACATAGCTGTCCTTTCCGTCACAGGCCGACTTCCGGCCATTATTGACGACCCTGGACAGCGCTTCTATATCCGGCATTACCTCTTTTATATTGACGAGTTCACCCCTGGCGGATTCCATTAAAAAGTTGTCATATACGGTCTGCGCCACGTTCACCCGAGACCGCATAGAGCAGTGATTGTTTGCTGCAATCATGTTGAGCTGTTCACGCCACGATGATCCAGTGTTCCCGAAGACGCAGAAGTACGCACGGCGCACATCTTCAGCCGTGAAATGCGTATCCACATATCGGTGTAGCTTTCTCCGCATGTCTGCAACGTCAGCATCGGTGCTTTTTTTGAGGAATCCCGGATACTTATAGTCCATTAAGTAACGTCCTAACTCCAGCCCCAGAGCGTCAAACCACTTTTCCAATGTACGATAACCCGGCTCCCCTATGCCGGATTCCCAGTTTTGGATTGTGTTTATCGACTTTCCCAAGGCCTGGGCCATGTACTTACGGGACTTTCCCGCGTCTATTCGGGATCTTTCGAGCATCAGCCCAAAAGCTCTGGCTCTGTCTACATCCGTCATATAGTATCATCGTTCTCCTTTCGACCAAAAAAACTGGTTCATTTCCGTAAACGCTTAACCAAAAAAATTTGGTTCCCCATTAATGCCAAATTACCAATCGCTTTTCGGATATTTGCTATATAATAACCTCAAGAGATTTGGTAAATGTTGTACTAATATTAAAACATTTTTCCATTTTTTTCAAGCATAAAGTACAAAATCACACAAAAACACGCAGAAATAGATACCGGTTGACAAAAACAAACATACGTTCTATAATTTAAGTCAAGGAACGGCGAGAGGGGGATCTGCATGGGCGACAAAGAACGAATGGAGCAGTATAGGAAAGAGATTTTGAAGATGGTGGAAGAGATTCACGGCGAAAAGACAATGAATCTCATATACTGGTATGTAAAAAGAGGATACAATGAAGAAAGGGCGAGGGGAAAACCCACGCCCTGATTCCTAAAAAATGAATGTCTCGAAAAAATCACATAACAAATCTTTCTTTTCGGGCGGCAGATGGTCGTATTCAATAATTATTTTTTTGAAACGGTCATCGGTCAGCCCGATTTTCATAGCAACATCTGAAAATTCAGCGTCTATATCTTTTTGCACTTTTTCGTCTGTAAGGTCTGTCAGGCCTATCCTAAAATAATCGGCAAGAGCCCTTAATTTTCCAGTACCCGGCATTGACTTCCCTGTGCACCACATATTAAATGTTGATGTGTTTACACACAATGCGTCCGCGATTTCTTTCTGCTGCTTCTGACTGTTTGCGATGTATTTGCATAGATTTCTCGAAAAGATTCTTTTCTGCTCATCGTTTGTCATGACTTACCCTCCTTACATCTTAGATTTTACACCATAAGAGAAAATAATTCAATAGGAAATTCAAAATAATTGAATTTTGGTGTTGACAATTCAATCTAATTGAATTATAATAAAATCATCAAAGAGAAAGGGGGATTCATTCAATGCCCAAAATATCACTTGAAGCGGTTAGAGTAAACGCAAAATGTAACCAGAAAGAATGGGCGGAACTGCTTGGTGTTTCAAACAAAACCGTTGTAAACTGGGAGAAAGGGAACACGGAGCCGACACTTTCCCAGCTTCGAAAAATGAGTGAGTTGTCAGGTATTCCTATGGACTTTATTTTTGTGCCTGATAAATTCAATTAAATTGAATCGAAGAAAGGAGGGATTGCATGAAACGTAAGGTATACGTCATGGACTGCGGTGATTTCATAAAAATCGGCGTATCTAGTGACCCGGTACGAAGAGCGAAGCAGATTCCATACTCTGTTCTTCGATTCACAGAAAGCCCGGAACTTTACAGCAAGGATGCTTTTGCATTAGAGGGGAATCTTCACTGGATTTTCCAGAACGAAAGAAAAGACGATGCATCCGGGCGTGAATACTTCAATGTTCCTTTTGAACTTGCGGAGCAGGTTCTTACACAACAGCTTGAAGCGATGGAGCCGAAGAAAAAGACGAAATTCCGGTTCTTCAAGGGAAAGGATAGAGAAAGCCTTGTCATAAAAGTAATATCGCTTCTCAAATATGCGGATGACTTCGACCTGGGGTATATGCTCGGTGCATTAGAAGCGAAGAGAGATAAGACGCAGGACATTGAACAGAAAGAAGATTTCTTCGGGAATGGAATTGATTCAATGGGAGCCTTGAATGAAAGCGACTTTATGATGGCGCTTTCTTACATAACCGCCTTGCGGGACAAGGAGATCGCCGATTCCTGCCCGAAAGATACAGGGCAGTGAAAGGAGGAATCAGATGGATAAGAAAGCGCTGTATATAGCTGTCCTGGATTTTTCCCTTGCGGCCATTGCGTTATTGGAAATCCGCAAGATAAAAAGGAACCTTGAAGAAATCAAGGCCAGCTACAACAGGACAGGGAGAAGGCTTATCTTTTAAGGAAAGAAAGTAGGTGATTAAAAATGGCGTTTTTAGCCGGATTCTTCGGCGGCGCGCTGTTCGGAACAACAGCACTGATGGTATTTGCTGTCTGCTATGCGGATAAGGTAGACCAGTGTGAGGACTGCGAGCTGCGGAAAGAGAAAGAAGAAAAAGAAAGTGCTCCAGCGGGAGATTAGGCCCTCCCACCAGAGCGAGTAACCACATTGATATAGCCAATGCGGATACAGGATTAGTATAACACTTTTCTCCTGTATCGGCAATACGCAGGAGAACAAAATGGGAGAAAAAAACACAAATAGCAACACATTTGCTGCTGATGTGATTCAGCAGCAGAAAAATGAATACAGAAAGGAGCGGAAACTGTGGTTCACGGCGTGGCTGGTCACTTTTGTAGCCCTGCTGGTGAGCAACGGGATCTGGATGTGGAAAGTATGAGCTTGTATTGCAATAAGAGCGCAGCGGCAAAGTTTTTCGGAATCAGCCGATCGACGCTTTACCGAGCCCTTGAAGGTATCCAGGATGAAATGGATGCTGGGCGGTATGGCAAGTACAGCGTGGCTGGAAACCTTGTAAGTAAGGCCGTGGTGCTTGACTATCTCCGATTCGGGGAAATGTTACGAAACAAAAACACGCGGGAATATACCCCGCCGTATGATGAACAGGCGGCGATAAGAGCCGTCGGTGAAATGAAATAATGACAAATGAATCAGCGGAACTCCTGCGTCATGCTATCATCGCAAGAGCGTGTATGGACTATGATCAAGCCCTGATGTATCTTGCGAAGCCGGAAGAGAAGAGAACGGAGAAGCGGACATTCGAGAACGAATGCCAGAAGATAGACTGCGAACGTTTTTTTCGAAGCGATTGGATGGCAGCCATATCAGACCTTGATGGTCAGTTCCTTATGCGGATGGTAAGAGAGCAAGGATACTGTGCCAACGCCGGGGTCATGATTGCAACGGCAGGAACCAGAAACGACAGGCGTAGAAAAAAGATACCGAAAAAGAGACGAATATGGAGGATGGTGAAAAGTGAGCAGAAGGAACAGGAAAGTGATTAAGCAGCTGCTCCGGGAACTTCCTGGAATGCTTGCAATCTGTGCGGGATTGTACGCTTGGGCGCTCATCTTGTGGATGGTGGCACCATGAGGGGGAGACGCATGGGAATCATAATCATCATAGTTCTGGCCTGTGCTGTGGCGGTCATTGACCGCAAGGTTGAAGCGGCGGAGCGTCAGGAAGAACTGGAAGAATATATTGAAGCCATCTGTGAACCGCGGCATATCTGCCCGGAGCTGATAGAGGCGACCATCGAACGAGAGAGCCGATGGAACCCGAACGCAGTAAACGGTGACTGCATGGGACTTATGCAGATTTCCGAGCGGTGGCACAGGGAGCGAATGAAACGCCTTGGGGTGACAGACTTATTCGACCCTTACGACAATATCCTGGTCGGGGTTGACTACATGGCGGAACTGTTCGAGAAATACGAGGATCCGGGCACTGTGCTGATGGTGTATCACGGAGAAAAAAACGCTATTGAAAAAGCGAGTAGCGGGGGGATTAGTGGCTATGCTGATTGGATCCTGACACGCTCTGCAGAACTGGAGCGAGAGCATGGCAAATAAAAAGCCCCATAGCCGAGGGACGGCAAAGGGGCATAGGAAAACATCTACATATACGATAGCAGATAAGGAGGGAAAAGTCAATGGAAGATAACGATCTGGTAGTACAGGCCGACAGATACCATGCACTCTGCGCTATGGAAGGCCGGGTGAATGCACTGGTTGACCTGATTCACGCCAAGAAAGAGCTGACCACGGATGATGTGCTTATCATCCTGGGATATGAGCCGGAAGAGGACAATCTTGTAGTTACACACAAAAAGTGGTGTACAGGACAGGAAGAGACAGAGGTGGGGGATGCTGGAGAATCGGAAGAATGATATTGACGAGCAGGAACTGATAGAGTTTGGTGTTACCCGCGGAACTGTACAGGATAGAAAAAGAAAAGGCTGGGAAGCAGCAGAAAGAGAGGAAGAACATGGAAGAAACGAGAGCAATCATTAAGCAGGAGCAGGGCTCCATCAGTTGGAACTTTGAGCAGATGAAGGGCTACCTTAAATCAATCCTGGAAGAATACCGGACGGCGGTATTCACTGACACATCCATTCCGGTAGCGAAAAAGGTAGTTGCATCCCTTCGCAAAGACCAGAAAGAATTTAAGAGTCGGATCACCGAGGTCAAGCGGGAGTACATGAAGCCTTTTGATGAATTCAAGAGCAAGGCAGACGAGCTGGTGAGCCTGTATGACGATCCTATTAATGTAATCAACGACCAGATTTCTGATTTTGAAGAGAGAAGAAAAGAGAAGAAACGCGGACGCATCCGCTCCCTGTATAAGGAAAACGTATCCGTAGACATGGAAGCATATATTCCGCTTTCGAAAATTTACAATCCAAAATGGGAGAATGCTACATTCACTGAAAAAGAAATCATTAAGGAAATGGCGGGTATTAACACCACTACGGAGCAGGCTGTTGCCACAATCCAGGGGCTGCACTCGGATGCTGTTCCGAAAGCTCTTGAGATGTACAAGCAGGATTTGAGCCTTGCCAATGCAATCGCTTACGTGAACGGGTACGAAGCACAGAAAGCCGAGATTCTGCGGCAGGAGCAGGAGAGACAGCACAAGGAAGAAATCGAGCGGGTACGGCGTGAAGAGCGGGAAAGGGTGGAATCTGAACGCAAGGCCGCAGAAGAAAAGGCCGCAGCAGTTGAGCAGGCCAAGCAGGAGGTTGTCGATATCCTTACCCCGGCGGAATCAGGCGATACAAAAACTTATACATACCGCCTGGCATTATCCGAAGAGGGCAAGGACAAGTTCGAAATGTACCTTGATAGTGTTGGAATCGAGTGGGAGCTGATTTGATGGAAAACCTTGAATGGTATGAAAAATATAGAAGTGTTCCGGAAAATGCACAAAAGCCAATTACAGCAGGACGCTTGAAAAATAAAACTGATATTAACCCCATGTGGCGTATTAAGGCGTTGACGGAACTGTTCGGCCCGTGCGGCATTGGCTGGTACTATGAGACAACACGGAAGTGGATTGAAGAATCCGGGCAGGAAGCTGCGGCGTTCGTTGATATTAAGATGTACGTCAAAGTAGGCGGTGAATGGTCAAAGCCAATCGAGGGAAATGGCGGCAGCATGTTTAGAGCATCAGAAGCGAAAGGTCTTAGAACTTCTGATGAATGTTACAAGATGGCAACAACTGACGCTATATCAGTAGCCTGCAAGCAGCTTGGAATTGGAGCAGATATCTACTGGAATGCAGATTCCACCAAATACACAGCGCCGGCTGAAAATCCACCTGATAAATACGGAGACGAGCCTGCGAATCTGGCAATCCGGAATACTATTGAGCGTATCTGCAAACAGCATGGTCTGACGCCTGATATAGTATGCAAAAGTAACCAGATAAAATGGGAAGAAATCACAAATAACGAAGCTGAACGCATGGTATTGTCTCTAAAGAACAAATTTAAGGACGAGTAGCATGAAAGCGACAGGATTCATCGTGGATCTCTTCCTGGACTGGAAGAGTAGAAAAACCAGAGCGACTTTTGAGGTTGAAGCAAGGCCGGAGGACTTGGAAAAGCTGAAGGACAAGAAACTGACGGTTGAGATTAAGCAATACCGGGAAAACCGGTCGCTGGACGCCAATAAGTACTATTGGGTGCTTCTTTCGAGGCTGGCCGAAGTACTCAACCTGTCGAGACCCGAGTTACACAACATCATGCTCCGGCGGTATGGCCAACTTGAGATTGTCGATGACTGCCCGATATACAACATCTTTCCAGATACAGACAAGGCAGAAAAAGCTGTCAACAATGCCGAGACTTATCACGTTAAACCTACATCACAGGTTAAGGAAGGACGAGACGGGAAGATGTATCGCACGTATCTGATGCTGAGAGGGTCACACACCTACGATACGAAAGAAATGAGCGTGTTAATCAATGGATTAGTTGAGGAATGCAAGGAACAGGGTATTGAAACCCTGGCACCTGATGAATTAAGGAGGATGATGGAAGATGCAGAAAAGCATAATCCAGGCTGACAGAAAAGTGTGCTTCCTATGCGGAAGGAACGGCAACGGGGATCCGCTGGAATGCCATCATGTTTTTTACGGAAACCCAAACCGGCAACACTCTGATGAGGATGGTCTTGTGGTCTGGCTGTGTGGCGAGAGGTGCCACCGGATTGGGAGATTGTCAGCCCACCAATGCGACGATACAAACCGATACCTTAAGCGGGAGGCGCAGAATGTATGGGAGTGGGAAAAGAGGAAGAAAGGCATGACACCGGAGGAAGCCCGGAAAGCGTTCATTTCCCGGTACGGCAAGAGCGAGTTATAAAAGCCTATGCGTCCAGACATACTTGGACTGCAATAATATATCACACAATGTAAGCCACGATTTTACCTCCTTCCATGATTGGAAGGCCCGCCCTTCGGGGCGGGAGAAAGGAGGAACATGAACAGCAGGGAGAAAGGGAAAAAGGGCGAGCGTGAACTTGCCGGAATCCTGAAGGCTCACGGATACAAAGCCCGCCGAGGTCAGCAGTATTGCGGGACCAGCGGAGAGGCTGATGTAGTCGGTATCCCTGGCGTACACATAGAGTGCAAGAGAGTAGAAGCGCTAAACATCTACACAGCAATGGCGCAGGCCGTCCGGGACGCGAGACCGGGGGAAATCCCCACAGTTTTCCATCGCAGAAACCGGGAGGGCTGGCTTGTAACTATGAGATTGGAGGATTACCTGGAAGAGAGGAGGGCGAAAGATGAAGCAGCAGGATATAGAAGCCCGGTTATTGTTTCGACAAATCGGGATAGGCCGGGAGCGGGCGATAAAGAGACCGGAAAACCGGAGTGTTGACCGGAAGCTCCGGGAGTTGATAGCAGAAGCAAACTTACACGGATGCTTAATCATCAATGTTGGCAGAGGGATCTATATCCCAAGGCTGGATGTGCCGGAAGAGGACAGCGACTTAAGAGGGTACATAGCCAAGGAGACCAGCAGAGCCTTAGAGACGCTTAGAAAAGCGCAGGCTATGAATAAGTCATACCAGAGATTGAAAGCCGTTCAGCAAGGCCAGACAAGCATAGAGGACTATGTGGAAGAGTGGAGGCAGGGACAACATGAGGGATAGCTTTGTGCTTTATACCGAGTATATGGCCCAGATAGAACTCCTAAACATGGAGCAACGGGGCGAACTGCTTACCGCAATCATGAATCATGCGCTTGGCAGAGCGTCGCCGGAGTTGGACGCCGTCACATCAATGGCCTTTAGCTTTATCAGATCCAGAATGGACAGAGACGGCGAAAAGTATGAAAAGACAGTGGAGGCACGAAAAGAAGCCGGTAAGATGGGCGGTAGGCCTAAAGCAAATGGTTTTTCGGAAAAGCAAACGAAAGCAAAAAAAGCAAATGGTTTTTCGGAAAAGCAAACGAAAGCAAAAAAACCTGTATATGATCCTGATAATGATCCTGATAGTGATTGTGATAATGATAAAAACAATATGTCGCCGCCAACAAGTGGGGGCCGCCCTGCATACCAGTATGCGGAGATTGTTGATTATCTGAATCAAAAAGCCGGGACACGGTATAAACACTCATCGGAGGATACCCGTAAGCATATACGGGCAAGGGTCAATGATGGCTATACACTTGATGATTTTAAGGCCGTGATTGACCACAAAACAGCGGAATGGAAGGGTACGGAGTGGGAAAAGTTTTTAAGACCGTCCACCCTGTTCGGGAGCAAGTTTGAAGGATATTTGAACCAGATGGACAGGCCGAGATATGCAAAAAAAACAAGCTTCAGCAATTTTCAAGAGCGGGAATATGACAAGGATTTTTTGGAAAGTCTTGTCGGAAAGTAGGAGGATATGACAGTGACAGAGGAGAAGATGGAGAAGATCCGGCAGCTGGAAAAGTTGCACGGTGTCAAGGTCGGGGAGCGCATAAAGCTCCGCATACAGAGCACACTGCGGGACGAGGAGGTAGACAGCAACGGAGTGCATGAGATCCGTGGCAAGGTCTACCAGGTGTATGAGCGGTTTGTGGTTATCAAGACCAGCTTTGGGACACACCCCAGCTACTTCTGGAGCGATTTTGAAAAATGGAGGGTAGGCTGATGATTACAGAGGCGGAAAAGCTGGAGATTCTGGACGAGCTGGAGAAACGTCTGGACGGCCGGCTGAAAAAGATACCGGAGCTAGAAGTGTCCGGAAGGATTCTGAAAGCACCACGGGAAAAATGGTTTAGCAACGCTGATGGATATTGTGGCACATCGCTGATGGGCGAGGCATTCGGCTCCGGCCAGACGGCATGGGAAGCGTGGGAAGCAATCAGAAAGCTGACTTGTGCGGTATGCGGTGTGAGAAAAGTGCGAGAGCTTAAGACTGTTGAGGAAGCTCCGGTAGTTGCGGAAAAGATATGCCAGTATATCTATGACCTGGCTGTGGAGTTTAAGGAGGAGAAAAAAGATGGCAAAGAAATTTGAACTGACGGCAGAGTTTGCGACAAATATTTTCGGAAAGAAGCTTTTCCGGATTAAGGCGCTGATGGCATTCGGAGACGTCAAAGAGGGCGAGCTTGGCGGATATGTGGAGAAAGAAGAGAACCTTGATCATGACGGCGATGCATGGGTCTCCGGCAATGCACGGGTCTCCGGCGATGCATTGGTCTCCGGCAATGCATTGGTCTCCGGCAATGCATGGGTCTACGGCGATGCAGAGGTCTCCGGCAATGCATTGGTCTCCGGCGATGCATTGGTCTCCGGCGATGCAGATTACGCAACAATAAAAGGTTTTGGGAGCGAAAGAAGAGCGACAACATTTTTTCGGTTAAAGAGTGGAGAGATTGGGGTCAGATGTGGATGCTTCTACGGCACAATCGAACAGTTCCGCAAAAAAGTGCAGGAAACGCATGGAGATAGCAAATATGCGAAAGAGTATCTGATGATTGCGGATTTGATGGAGCTGCATTTTGAGCGTGAGGAGGAAAAGGAATGCGACGGCTGATAGACGAAGAGACACTGAAAAAGAGCATAGAAAAGTGGCTGAATCCAGATCCAAACGCAGACAGAATGGTGAATATAGATGACATAGCAGTGTCTATGATGATGGAGATTGAGGAGCAACCAACGGCCTATGATTCGGAGAAGGTTGTAAAACAGTTAGATACATACATAACAAAGCTGGTCGGAAGAAATTCGGCACTATATCAGACAGTTATGCGGATTGTGAAAGGCGGTGGAGTAGATGGCGATTAAACCTATTCTGTTCAACACCGAGATGGTGCGGGCGATTCTGGACGGGAGAAAGGCTTGTACAAGGAGAATTTTAAAAGGCGGGATTCCATTTGATGAGAAAGCGGAATATTGGAATGTACTGAAAAAGGGAGAATGGAGCGGTCCTATATGTTCAGAATACTTTATAAAACAATGCTCACCGTATAAGCCGGGAGACATCCTTTATGTTAGAGAAACATGGTGCGGACTTCCGGTCAATGAAGCAGGTCATTTTCGGGGACATCCCATCTACTATTACAGGGCAGATGGAGATCTGCGACCTGAAGGTTGGAGAGGCGCTTGGCACCCATCAATCCACATGCCGAAAGAAGCGGTGAGAATCTGGCTGAAGGTTACGGATGTGAGAGTGGAGCGGCTGCAGGATATCACCGATGATGGAGCAAAAGCAGAGGGTGCAAACTGGAAGAATGGCAAAAACGTTGGCTGGGAAGAAAAAATGAGACGGACAGCAGCAGAACGATTTGCCGAAATCTGGGATTCCACCATCAAGAAATCCGACCTTGACCGTTACGGATGGGATGCGAATCCTTACGTCTGGGTGATCGAGTTTGAGCGGTGTGAAAAGCCGGAGGAGAAAAGAAGATGAAAGCAAGACCTAAGACATTCGCAACCTACACAGTATCAACATTCAATGGAGATGCGGAAGTATGGGTGCATTGCTGGCCACAGCAGAAATGGGACTATCTGGAGGACAGGGGAAAGGTGATTTTGAGTCGGAAAAACATGAGCATGACTCTGCCGAAAGAGGAATTTGAAAAGCATTGGAAGGTGGTGGAGGAGTGAGGAAATCCATATCGAAAAAGACCCGCCAGGAAGTCTATAAAAAATACGGCGGATTCTGCGCTTACTGCGGATGCCCGCTACCGGAAAAAGGCTTCCATATTGACCATAAACACTGCGTCAGAAACTACGATGGAAAAGAGGATGTGAACGACATATCTAATCTTATGCCGTCATGCCGTAGCTGCAATAAGTACAAGGCTACATTGGATCTTGAGGATTTTCGGGAAATGATTTCCGGCATACCGGGACGGCTCCGGCGGGATTCCAGTACTTACAATATAGCCTTGCGATATGGACTGGTAGATGAGCATGAGAAAAAGATTAAATTCTGGTTCGAGATATGGGAGGATTCAGAAAGCCCCTGGCCTCATATCACGGAAAGATTCAACCGAGTTGTATAGGAGGAAAAATGACAGAGAGATTAACCAAGCGAGAAAAGAATGGACTAGCCTACTTCCCGATGTGCTTTACACCGCCCTGCAATGGAGAAGGATGCAAGGACGAGAACTGTATATTCATCAGTGATGTGTGTGAGCAGTTGGCCGAATATGAAGAACTGGAAGAGCAGGGACGGCTCCTGCGGTTGCCGTGTAAGGTGGGAGATACAGCTTATGCGTTTTTATCAACCAACAATTATTTCACAAAATGTAAAATTAACAAAATAGAATTAAAGCCTACTTTTTATGGAAATATACGTTACTTTTTGGAGCAAATAGGTCATCGAGGGTGTTTATACAGATATTTTGAGGACGATTTTGGAAAAACGGTATTCCTCACAAAAGAGGAAGCGGAAGCCAAGTTGAAAGAGATGGAGGGAAGGACATGAACGAGCAGGAAGCGATTAAACAGCTCCTTGATGAATACCTTGCCACAAACGGGACAGAAACCCCTGCAAGGGTGCGGTATCATAACGAAGCATTGGACGCGGCTATAGCGGCACTGGACGAGGTACAGGAGTACCACGCTACAGGTCGGACACCGAGTATGGTGCGTGGACTTATCAGCGGGTACAACAGGGCGAGAAAGCAGTGCGAAGAGCTTGGAAAGATGCTCAAGCAGTTTGAGGACATTGGTAATCTGGAAATGTGCCGTGATGCAAGAAACAAGCAGATAGAGAAGCCCGTAAAAGACCAGCAGAAAACCAAGTATATCTGGGCGGCTGGTTATTGCCCGGTATGCGGGACAGGGATAACGTCTCGGTGGAATTACTGCCAGAATTGCGGGCAGAAAGTGAGGTGGGAGCCGTACCATATCACCAACCCCGGTAAAAAGGAGTGGAGCAATGGATGACTTTTTGAAGTTTTTCGATGAAAAATCAAAGACATATCCGATGCACTTGGAGATTGAATACAACAAGACGTGTGATTGGTCTATTTTTGCTTGGAGAAAAATGAGCGAAACGGAGACAAGAAAAATCCTGTATGTAGAGTCACCAGACATGGAGCTGTGTTTCGCAAAAGCCCACGTGGCGCTGAAAGAATGGCTTCTGAAAGTCGAAGGAGGATATTAAGTTGAGTAAAAGTCGAGCAAGTAAGCAGAACGGCTACTTTGCCGCCGTGTCAAGGCAGAGAAACGATGTATATAAGACCCAGAGAGGGAAGAAGAAGCGTAAATAATTGAGAAAGGAGACCAACCTCCGGCCGGGGTAAGGGTATACGGGGGCGATACCGTGATGGATTTCGGATATTATAACATGGACTGCATGGACGGAATGAAAGAGTTCCCGAATAAATTTTTCGATCTGGCTGTGGTGGATCCACCATATTTTTCAGGTCCGGAGCGCAGAGGGTTCTATGGGCGGAAGATATCTCCCATTGGAGTCCAGCGGGTTTATAGAAAATCTGCAGAGTGGGACGTACCAAAGGCAGAGTACTTTCAAGAACTGTTCCGCGTATCGAAAAATCAGATTGTATGGGGGTGCAACTACTTTGATTACCATTTTGGCCCAGGGCGAATAGTCTGGGATAAATGCAATGGGGATAGCGATTTTTCGGATTGTGAGATTGCTTACTGCAGTATGCATGATTCTGTACGCCTTTTTCGGTACATGTGGAGCGGAATGTTCCAAGGCAAGTCAATCAGTGATGGACATATTCAGCAAGGTAATAAAAAGCTCAACGAAAAGCGAATACACCCAACGCAGAAGCCAAAAGCCTTATATGATTGGATATTTGGGAGATATGCTCAAAGAGGCATGAAAGTACTTGATACCCATGTGGGAAGCGCAAGCAGTTTGATGGCGGCACATGACGCAGGACTGCAGTATGTCGGATTCGAAAAGGACAAATATTATTATGATTTGTCAAAAGAGAGACTTGAAGAATATGCGGCACAAATCAACATATTTGATTTTTTGGAGGATAAAGCATGAATATCTACATCAGCGGCCCCATGCGGGGCGTAGACAACTACCGTGAGAAATTTGAGCGGGCAAAAAGAATCATCGAAAAAGGCGGACACAAGACTATCAATCCGGCAGGACTTGACCTGTATGGCCTTACCAGGGAGCAAATACTCAACGTGGATCTGGTGCTGCTGGACTTGTGTGACACAATCTATATGCTCAAAGGCTGGGAGCAGTCCTGTGGAGCAAACCGGGAATACGGGTATGCGCTGGCTAAGGGGCTGGATGTTATGTTTGAAAGGTGATTGCTATGAAAATTGAGCTTCTGAACGATATGTACCTGGAGCCGCAGAAAAGCGGAGGCTATAACCTGTATAAGCGGTACACCAGCAAGTCGGGAGAACCCCGCAGAAAGCGCATAGCTTATGCAGGAGACCTTGAACAGGCAGTCAAGTCATTCTTGCAGGCCGTCCAGTATGAGGAGCTGAAAGACCTGCACACGCTGTATCTGGACTATGCAGAGCGGGTTGAACGGAGCAATAAAAGAACATTGGGAGAAATTGTAAAATTGTTGCTGGCTACGAGAAGTTGAACAATCAGTTGATCTATCAGTTGATCTATCGAAAAAAGTTGAACATTTAGTTGAAGTATCGGAGGAAAAAATGATGGAAAAATTGAAACCGTGCCCGTTCTGCGGAAAAACACCAGGAATCGAACATTGGTCAAGTGGAGGAATGATGTATATGGTAAAGTGTAACAATTCTGATTGTCCTGTGCCGGTAGTGTCTTATCCGGCAGGATATAACCTGAGTGAGGTAATTTCCGAATGGAACAGGAGGGCAAACGATGACAAATAGAGAAGTGTACAAGGATAAGCTGGATACTATGCTTGCCAGGATTGTTGCGGTAGTAGATGGCAAGCCGATATTGTGCGAGGATACAGACTGCAAGGACTGCCTTTTCCGGGACAACTGTGGGGAAATTAGGAACAGAAAGAGGTTTGCAGACTGGCTCAATGCCGAATACCAGGAGCCGCCCGTGGACTGGAGCAAGGTGCCGATTGACACGCCGGTTCTGACGTCGCTCGATGGAGAATCTTGGAGCCGTCAATACTTTGCCGGTATAGGTGATGATGGAAAACCAGAAACATTCTATGGCGGTACTACATCATGGAGTAATTGCATAATTGAGCATTGCGGTCACAACTATGTGAAGCTTGCGGAGGGCAATGAATGACCGAACAGCACGAAGATGATATAGATGACAACTGTGATGACTTCTGGGACAATTACGACTATTGCTATGAGTGCTCCGGATACGGCGATGATTACAGTATTGACGAGGACGGCGAACTGGCCTGCAACTGCCCGGATTGCCCGAACAGACCCGGCTGGTGGGATGAGTAGCGACGGTATGTAACTGCATAGGGAGGAGTGATAGGATGCGGAACAGGTACAAGAAACTGGAAGATCACGGAGTATACCCGGAAGATGTTAAGCCTCTTCTGGAGCGGTGCAAGAAGGCTACACCAGAGGAGCGCCACTGGCTTCTCCACGCCTGCATTGATGCTTCACCGGAAGGGATGGAGTTTCTGGTATACGAAAGTCTGGCAATGGGAAAGAGCTATGACCAGATATCCAGGACATATTACATCCCGATGAAGTCCGACGACTTCTACGGATACCGGCGAAAGGCCATGTCTAAGTTCTACGATTTCCTGCGAATGTATGGCCGGGTATAACGTGGTGATGGGAAAAACGTGGGGATGTAGGATAATAGAGGAAGATGGAGGAGTAGCATGGATGTTGTGAATCTTAAGATTAAGGACTTACAGCCTTATGAGAAGAATCCCAGAAAAAATGACGGTGCTGTTGACTATGTGGCGAATAGCATTAAAGAATTCGGGTTCCTTGTTCCACTCGTACTCGATAAAAACGATGTGATAGCCGCAGGAGACACCAGATACAAGGCTGCAAAAAAGCTGAAACTCAAAGAGGTACCGACAATCTCCGCAGACAATCTGACAGATGAGCAGGTCAAGGCTTTTCGCTTGGCTGACAATAAGGTGGCAGAGCAGGCCGAATGGGACTATTCGTTGCTGGCCGATGAGCTCGACGAGATTCTGGACATCAATATGCAGGATTTCGGATTTCCCGACATGGAGCCGCCGGAAGAGAAAGAACCGGACTATTACGGTGCAGAGCGGGAACGCACATTCGATGCTTGCAATCTCCATGACGTGGACGAGGAGCGTCTGACGAAAAAGTGGCAGATGCCAATCATCAAAAAGTGTACCTATATCCCCAAGGACTTAATCTCATTCAACTATGCCAAGACCTCAAAGGAGTATGAGAAGGGCGTGCATTTCTATGTCGACGATTACCAGTTCGAAAGAATCTGGAACGCTCCGCACGATTATGTAGACATACTCCGGCAGTTCGACTGCATCCTGACGCCTGACTTCTCACTCTATACCGAGATGCCGCTGCCTATGCAGATCTGGAACGTGTACCGTTCCAAGATGGTAGGACAGATCATGCAGGACTACGGTCTGACGGTGATACCGACGCTGCAATGGTGCCGGGAGGATTCCTTCGAATTTGCGTTTGACGGCCTAGAGCCTGGCGGCGTGGTATCAGTATCCACGATAGGCGTTAAGCAACAGCCGGATGCCAAGAAGATATGGACAGCTGGGATGGACGAAGCCATGCGACAGCTTAAGCCGAAAGCAGTGGTCGTATATGGCGGGGATATCGGGTATGATTTCGGAAAAGCGAAAGTGATTTTCATAAGTAACCACAATACGGAAAGGATAGGACGTGGGAAAACTTAATCTTCAGCTCTTTGGTTCCCGTGGAGCGGGCGGGACGATGAAAAGAGGGAACTTTCCGGTCAAGGATGATTTCTTCGGGAACACCAGAAAAGTAAGCAATCAGTATATCAAGGTTGAAAAGCAGATTCTTGATGATGATACAGTCATCGTGTATACGAGCAATGTCACATCCGTGAAAGGAAGCCCGGTACTGATTGTTGGGGATAAAGAGGCGGTATATCTGAAAAATAATGACTACCGCCTTGTAACCCGTGATTCTGGAAGCATGATGACCGATACGTTTGCGGTCAAAATTCATAAGGGATTCAAGAAATACACGTTCAAGAATAACATAAGCGACCAGATAAGCATTGACAAGCCTATGACTTTTTCAGACTTCCGCAAACTGGCAGGCGAGCAGCAGAAAGCAGGCGGAAGAGTTGCGAAGAGGTCGGCGTACATATATAGGAACTACATTGCTGACAAAAAGGGCAGAAAAGTAGGAGTGTGAGTAGAGAAGGATTTACAGCTTTTTGGAAGTAGGGGGGCAAGTGGAAAAAAAACAGCCCGCTTGAAAAGGGTGCAAAGCCGAGAGAGATCGAAACGCAGTATAGAGCTACATCCGGAAGCCAACGTGGATATACCGGCTACAAAGATGAAGTTCTGGAAGCGAAAGCCGATAAAAATGGGAAAGTCACATTCGAGTATGCCACCCCGAAGAAAAGAGGAAAGACAGCAAAGACGAATAGAACGGAGTATGTGACATTTGAGGTATCACATGGAGCTGTTAATGGAACCGTATTCGGAGTTAATCTCAACAAAGCCACTTCTGTATCAGGACAGACCTATGGTATAAGAGAAGAGATTAAAAAGAACGGATTCAAGTGGGATGGAAAGACAAAAGCATGGGTGAAACAGAAGTAGGAGAGTGAAGTATGCGGATTGAGCATTTTAGATACCTGTTCAACAGACTGAACGGATTCTACCTGAAAAAGCATATCATTGTATTCAGAAAACCTCTGGAAATCTGGAACGAACAGACAGGGGAATCTGTGAACTTCAAAAGCGTGGATGAATTACTTGACTATGAGATTGATGGCGAGACCGTCAGGAAAATCATAGAAAGCCAGGAAACGCTATATGTCCCACCTCTGGAGGGGGGCGTGGAGCCGGGGGAGGAGAAAAGACATTCAAATTCGACCATGCCCGTGATAGTGGGAAGGATAAGAGCAAGAGCCTTCTTCCGGCTTATGCGAATACCAGAATTAAGTCCAAAACGCTTGAAGGGGCTATGAATGAGTTTCAACGCAGATTCAAGAATTCAGATCATGAATGGGCCTACGAAGTGGATGAACAGGGATATGTACATCAGTTCGTAGAAGGTAATAAGTCGAGCGTGCGTATATCCAGAAGTGGACGAAATACGATGATACTGCACAACCACCCAAGCGGAGGGGCTTTCTCTGATGCAGACCTTATTTCTACATCAATGGAAAGAAACTCAAAAGGTATCGTGGCATTAGGCAGAAAATATGACTATGTATTCACAAAGGGGACGCACTTCAAAGCCAACAGTTTCATCAAGGCAGTAAAGACGGCCAAGATGAAAGGCAAGGACTTCGACGATGCAGCCGATAAGTGGCTGAAAAAGAACCAGAAGGAATATGGGTATAAGTATTACCGCAAAAAAAATTAGGGTAACGAGATGGTAGGATGGCGAACGAGAAAAACTTAGTGCAAAATTCACATCGAAGCCCGAGCGAAGCCCGAGAAAATGGCAGAAAGGGCGGGATTGCATCGGGAAAAGCAAGGCGGCAGAAAAAGACGCTTTCCGACCTTGCAAAAATGATAGCAGAAACCCCGGCCCCGGATGCCGCCAGAAGAAAGTTGGAGCAGATAGGCATAGAAGCCGAGGATGCCAGCAATAACGCCGTAATCGTGGCTTCTGTGTACTCTAAGGCTGTAAAGGGAAATATGCAAGCCGTGGAGAAGTGGGAGCAGCTCGTAGCGGAGACCAAGGAAGATACCGGGAAGTATGAGTTGCCCGCCCGGGTGCTTGGTAGGGCGTTCGTGGATATCAACAGGCAGATCCGCCCGAATATGGAATATGTGTTCGAGGGTGGGCGAGGTGGCCTGAAATCCTCTTACGTATCGCTGAAGATCATTGAGCTGATTAAGAATAACCCACAGATGCACGCTTGCATTACCCGTCAGGTGGGTGCGACGCTGAAAGATTCTGTATACGCTCAGATGAAATGGGCTATTCATGAGCTGGAACTGGACGAGGAGTTCAACTGCAAGGTATCGCCGCTGGAGATTATCTATACCAAGACAGGACAGGTAATCTACTTCCGAGGTCTGGACGATGAAACCAAGTTGAAATCCATCAAGCCGCCATTTGGCTATATCGGTATTCTCTGGAAAGAGGAGAAAGATCAGATGAAGGGCGACGCCCAGGAGCGTTCGGTTAATCAGTCCGTGCTCCGTGGCGGTAATGAATCCTATGATTTCTCGTCCTATAACCCGCCGAAAAGTAAAAGCAGCTGGGTACACCGCATTAAGCTACAGCCTAACCCGAAGCGGATCGTTCATCATTCCTGTTACACTGAAGCTCCGCCGGAGTGGTTAGGCCAGAAGTTCATTGATGACGCGGAGCACTTGAAAGAGGTCAATCCGGAAGCCTATGAGCATGAATACCTGGGTGTACCGAACGTAGACGGCGGCAACGTGTTTGAATATATCGAGCTCCGAGAAATTACCGACGAAGAGATCGCCCGGATGGACAAGATATACCAGGGCGTGGACTGGGGATGGTACCCAGACCGATACGCTTTTGTGCGTGTCTACTATGACCATGCACGGGAGACTTTGTACTTCATCGACGAGATTGGAGAGAACAAGAAGGCGAACAGTTACACGGCGGCGAAAATCAAGGAACGCGGATATGATGACTATGCGATTATCTGTGACAGTGCAGAGCCGAAATCTATATCTGACTACCGGGACGAAGGACTACCCGCCAGAGGGGCAGAGAAAGGCCCCGGAAGCGTCGAATACTCCATGAAGTGGCTGCAAGGAAAGAAGCTGGTTATGGATCCGCGCCGCACCCCGGAAGCCTGCAAGGAGTTCACAGAGTACGAATACGAGCGAGATAAGGACGGGAACGTTATCAGCGGATACCCGGACAAGAACAATCACTTCATCGACGCGACACGGTACGCAACAGAGCCGATATGGAAGAGAAGGGGAAGCAGCGCATAATGGGACTTATATCAACAATTAGAAGGTGGATAAGCATGTTATTTAAGAGCCAAGCAGAAAAAGACTTCCAGATTACCGCTCCGGACTATGCGGAAATGGATGCAGTAGTGAGCACCTGCGCCAACATATACGCAGGACGTCCGCCGTGGGTGAACGGGAAAGACGGGGTTAAGACCATCAACTTTGCCAAGGCCATATGTTCCGAAACAGCCCGGCTCACGACCCTTGCAATCGGTGTGACCATTGACGGCAGCGCAAGGGCCGAGTGGCTCCAGCAGCAGATTGATAAGTCATATTTCCAAATTCGCCACTGGGTAGAGTATGGATGCGCTTATGGTACGGTGTACATCAAGCCTAATGGCCAGACCCTAGACGTATTCACACCGGGGGATGTGCTTCTGGTGGATTATGACAACTTAGGCATCAAAGGTATCATCTTCAAGGACACCTATACCGAGGGCAAGCTTTTCTATACCCGCCTTGAATACCACAGATTCATCCAGACGGACACCGAAGGATATGAGCCTTATATCATCAGCAATCGGGCTTATGTGTCCAGAGCTTCTGACAGCATCGGAAACCCTGTATCACTAGAAGCGACCCGATGGGCAGGGCTGATGGAAGAGACACCGCCGATTCTTAAGGGAGACGGTACCAGACTGGACGGCCCCATGTTTGGTATGTTCAGGACGCCGCAGGCCAACAATGTTGACATGAGCGTACCAACGGGCCTGCCGATATTCAGAGAAGCCATTGAGGAACTGAAAGACCTTGACACGGCATATAGTCGAAATGCGGGGGAGATCTTCGACAGCGAAAAGATTATCCTTGCGGACGATACTCTGATGATGCCGTCCGGCACAAGTTTTAAGAATACAACGGAAGCCACAAGAGAGCAGACACGAAAAAATATGAAGCTCCCGCACTATGTCAAGAATGTATTTGGTAACGGTACGGACTATTTCTATCAGGAAATTAACCCGCAGCTCAATACAGATGTTCGGCTGGCTGGAATCAATGCTCTGCTGTCCCAGATTGGATACAAGGCCGGATTCAGCAACGGGTATTTCGTATTCAATGAGAAATCCGGGATGGTGACAGCTACACAGGTAGAAGCAGACGACCGCCGGACGATTCAGCTTATCAAGGATGTTCGAGATAAACTGGAGGACTGCTTGAATGGTGTAATCTATGCACTCAATGTATTTGCCGACCTGTACGGTCTGGCCCCGGTGGGTACTTACGAAACAACTTACGACTTCGGTGATATCACGTACAACCGGGAAGAGGATAGGGCCAGATGGTGGCAGTACGTGACACAGGGCAAGGTTCCGGCCTGGATGTACTTCGTGAAGTTTGAGGGTATGTCCGAAGAGGAAGCGAAAGCAATGGTGGAAGAAGCCCAGCCAAAAGAAGAGCCGGGGCTTTTCGTAGAGGAGTGATAGGATGACCCACACAAGCCGAAAGGATGGTGATCCGCACATCTCCCGGCCACTGGGTAAGTGGTGAATAATCAGCTAGGAGGGAGTGATACAATATGCTTGAACCGGAGTACCTTAGACGGATATCAGAGGGAAGCGAGCAGATTGCATCCTCCCTCCATGATTATATTATCCAGCAGATTATTAAGAGAATCATGTTGCGAATCGGGCGCGGTGAGGAATACCTGCTCACGTCATCAGACGCATGGCGGATTAAGACCTTGCAGGAATCCGGGTATCTTCTGGATGATATAACGGTAGAAATTTCCAAGCAGACCAAGAGGCAGAAAAAGGAAATCAAGGACGCAATGGAAGAAGCCGGAGTTAAGGCCCTGGATGCCGACCACAAGGTATATCAGGCCGCAGGTCTATCGCCGGAACCGATCACACAGTCCCCAGCGCTTATCCGGCTTATGGAAAGAAATATGCTGGCCACGGTCAACGAGTGGACGAACTTCACTCGAACCACGGCGCAGGCCGCACAGGCGTTGTATATTAGTGAATGCGACCTTGCTTACAATAAGGTGATGACAGGAGCGGTAAGCTATACGCAGGCCGTCAGAGAAGCCGTAGACACGATTGTTAAGGATGGCGTGGTAGTCCGGTATCCAACCGGACACAAGGATACCATAGAGACAGCCACGGCCCGTGCGGTGCGAACCGGCATAGCGCAGGCCACCGGGGATATATGCCTTAAGCGCATGGAGGAGATGGACTGGGATATTGTCTTGGTATCAGCCCACGTGGGAGCCCGGACAGGAGACGGCGGGCAGAACCCGGGAAATCATGCGTGGTGGCAAGGATTGTACTTTTCCAGGACGGGGAAAGATAAGCGCTTTCCGGATTTCAAGGAATCTACCGGGTACGGGACTATAGAGGGGCTGTGCGGAGTGAACTGTCGCCACAGCTTCGGCAGCGGAACGGGAGAAGCCAAGGATAACCCATACAAGGAGATCCTGACCGCGGATAACTATAGAGTGGAACAGGCTGAGAAGCGGCAGAGAGAGCTTGAACGCCGTATCCGCAAGACCAAGCGGGCGGTTATGGGATTGCAGGAGGCTGTAGACGGGTGCAAGGACGAACAAGTTAAGTTCTCCATGCAACAGGAACTTGACCGTAAATCATACCTCTTACAGCGCCAGAATAAGGCATATAACGAGTATTGCAAGGCCAACGACCTCCGGCCACTGGCCGATAGGCTTAGAATAGCACAATGGAGCCGGGAGCAGGCCGCAAGAGCGCGGGGAGCTGCGCGGCGGTACGAAAACGCAAAGGGAGCAGATTAATGTACTTATATGAATTAGGAAAAGCATTCATGACTGTATGCGTGGGGATTTCCACGATTGGAGCAGCGGGAACCATCATCTATAAGGCTTACATGGAAGCCAGAAAGCCGCATGAGGACGTCAATAGACGACTGGACAACATCGAGAAGCGGCTGGACGGCATAGACCAGAAGCTTACTAACGACTATACCCAGATCAACCAGAACCGAGATGACATGAATCTGCTTATGCGCAGTATGTTTGATCTCATTGAGAACAAGATCACCGGGAACAATGTAGAGGGTCTAAAAAAAACCAGAGACGATCTGATTCACGCCTTAACAGACAAGTAAGAGGGGTTCACTTGAAGATCTACGATTTTACCGCGCCGGAGCTGGCATACTACAAGAAGTTCTGCAATTTCGATTCCAAAGAAGCCGCCCTGTATGAATTACGGGCAAAAAACGTCCCTCTGGATCAGTGTGCGGAGATTTTGGGCTATGAGAATATCCGCAAGTTAAGCCTGCGGGTAAATAGAAAAATTGTGAAAATGACGGATACCCGTCGAATGCGGGAGTGGATAGATACAGTGTATTGGAAAGATGAACTGAACAAATAAGGAACTTATGAGAGCTTTCTCGGGCATTTATAGAGCCTGTGGAAGGCTCTATTTTTGTGCGAAAATATAGGCATGAATAGATATGACCCTTATGCGGATCCAGATCCGCAGGACGAGATCGAAATACCGATAATGACAGATTACCACGATATTATCGCGGCAGTAATGGAGGGCAAGCATGAACGGATATATGCCTTGGGGAATGAACATGGAAGCAATGGCGGCGGAACAGGCGGCGTTACAGCAGAGAATCCAGCAGATGGAGCAGCAGAGACAGCAGTATCAACCGCAGTCTCCGGCGCAGAATGTGAACTGGATACAGGTGGCCGGAATTGAGGGAGCCAAGAATCAGATTGTACAGCCAGGGCAGACCGCGTGGATGATGGACAACAACAGCCCGGTATTCTATGTCAAGTCTGTGGACGGAATGGGCAGCGCCACATTCAAGGCTTTTCGATTTGAGGAGATTTCATCAGACTGCATGGCCCAGCAGCCACAGCAGGCCCCGCCGGACTATGTGACCCGCGCTGAATTCGAAGACCTGCTCCGAAAACTGGGAGAGCCTACACTGGAAAAGGAGGATAAGACCTTATGAATCCATTAATGGCAATGATGGGCGGGCGGAACAATCCGATGGCTATGCTTAGTCAGGCTATGGGAATGATTAATCAGGTGCGGCAGTCCGGGAATCCGCAGGCCATGATACAGCAGATGGCTGCGCAGAATTCGAACATTAAGAAGGCTATGGATATGTGCCAGGGGAAGAACCCGGAGCAGGTATTCAAGGATATGTGCCGCCAGAACGGCATAGACCCCGGGCAGATAACCGGGATGATGAAATAACCGAATGGAAAACCAGACGGTTAAATAAGCTATCTCGTCGGTGCGCAACGACTTGATAAATATAAGATAAGGAGATAACCAACATGACAGATGGAATGGGCTTAACAGCGGCTGATGTGGCTGCTGTAACCAGAAACGACAATGATAACATGTGGGGCGGCGGTGGCTGGTGGATCTGGATCATCCTGATTGCATTCCTCTTCCCGATGATGGGCGGATGGAATCGTAATGGCGTTGAGACAGGCGTACAGGACAACTTCATCAGTGATGAATTTGTCAAACGCGACATTTTCAACACAAACCAGAATGTAAGCAACACAGCTTGTCAGACCCAGAGAGACATTCTGGAAAACCGGTACACCAATCAGCTCGGATTACAGCAGTTAGGGGCACAGTCCCAGCAGTGCTGCTGTGAGACGCAGAAAGAAATCCTTGAGAATCGCTACGCTGCTGCTTTGCAGGCGCAGGCCGCACAGGCACAGATCGCGTCTTGCTGCTGCGATATTAAGGAGACCATTCTGGCGGATGGTCAGGCGACCAGACAGCTGATGCAGGAAAATACCATCCAGAGCCTGCGGGATAAGCTGGCAGACCGGGATAGAGACCTTCAGACCGCATACTGGCAGATTTCTCAGGTCAACCAGACCAAGAATATTGTGGATGCAGTACGTCCGACCCCGATTCCGGCTTACCTGACTTGCAGCCCGTACTTCGCATATAACAGTGGTTCCTTTTACGGGGGCGGCTGTTGTAGTGGAAACGTGCTGTGACCAGCCAGGAGCTTACCGCTCTAGATCTTCTCAACCTGTTCGGAGTTTTTCTTCAGGTGCTCAATTACCAGAGCGACCTGTCACAGGAAAGCAACGCAGATCTCGCAAGACATCTACAAGAGCAGGACAAGAAGTATTTGGAGCGGATTCTGGAAAATCAGAACAGAATAATTAGCATGTTGGAAGAATCCATATCTACCACAAGGTAGTCTTGCACAAGGGGTAGGCGTGGCCTGCCCCTTATTTTTTTAGAGAAGGAGAAAAATATGCTTAATGTAATTGCAAAGACGGCACAGACCGTCAATACCAATCAGAACATTATATTCACAGATACACGCGTCAAATCTCGGCGCTGTGGCTGTCAGAGCGGATGGCTTAGTCACATCGAGGGAAGCGGCCTGTTCACTATCACCAATCGTGGAAATCAGCCGATGGCGGTGGAACTTCAGTTCAACGCAAATGTGACAGCTGCGGCTGCTGGGGCAACCGCTCTTACGCTTAAGCTGAACGGAGAAGCGATTGGGGGTACAGAGATGGATTATACCGTAGTTACTGCGGATGTGTACCAGAACGTAAGCGCGGATACGCTTATCCCGGTTCCTGCTGGAACTTCCTTAACTGTATCGGTTGGGAATATTTCAACTGGAGCAGTTCTTGTGAAAGATGCGAACCTTATCATTAAGAAGGTAGCTTAGGAGGTGATCACATGATTACCTTCAAGAGCAAGACAGACGTGCAGACGGTAGAGGACGTATACGCCGAAGTCAATGCGCGGTATATCGCCGCTCTGATGTTCCACGACCAGATGGCGGACTACTTCGACTTTCTCGGCTTGCATGGGTATAAGAGGCTCCATGAGCACCAGTATTATGAGGAGAGCCGGGAGCGTCGGAAATTGAATCGGTACTATATCAATCATCATGGGCGACTTATACCTGATAGATTCACAGGAACGGTGAACATGATACCGGACGGCTGGCTTACTGCCAATCGAATCAGTGTAGGTCGCAGCACTAAGCAGAAAGCCGTGGAGGATGGATTCAACGCTTACAGGGAGTGGGAAGCAGAAACAAAAAAGCTCTATGAGAACTATTCCAAGAAGCTCCGAGACCTCGGGGCGGTTTCTGACGCTGTATTCCTGGAATCTATGGTAGAGGACGTGAGTGAAGAGCTGAAGCGGCTGGAAAGAATCATCACTGACCTGATATCCGCCGGGTACGATATGGTCTATGTGGTGGAGAGCCAGAAGAAACTGCACGACAAGTATAAGGCAGAGGAAAAGAGGTGGGACAATGAGTGAATTGATTAAGATATTGGAGAAGCAGCTGGAGATTGAGAGTGTAGCGGCAAAGAATAAGCTGACTGCATCGAACCTTGACAGCATCTCCAAGCTGACTACGGCAATTTGTAATCTGAAATGCATGGAGAATGAAAGCTGGGGCCGGGAGATTGTCGCAGAAGCGGCAGAGACGGCAATCACTAAGTATTCCAATGGAAAATATGACCACAATATTGACGCCCTGTATGATGCGTATATAGCGGCAAAAAAGGCATATCAGGAAATCGGAGACCAGGGCCATCGGGACAAGCTCATGGAATCGGTCGGGCGCCTGATGGTTGAGGTCTACGATATGCTTTCAGCAATGGTTGTGGATTCTGATTTCCAGGAAGAAAAAGCAGAAATTATGAAGCGGATCCGGATGCTTTCTGATGGGTGACTGCTATATGTGGTGAGAAAACAGTAGGGAAAATACAATATAATGGAATTGTGAGAAACTATGATGTTAAACCGAAAGGTTTTGCCGATATGTTCCTCCTTTCCTTTCAAGGATATGCGTCCTTAAAAGAAACCGGAATCTGATACTACCTCATTGCTGGGATTCTGGGAGGTTGAAAAGCGGATGCAATTTCCGACGCATATCATCGGTTCTTCTCTATGTACCGAACTCCTAGTATTTACACGGCGGGCAAGTCCCGCCCAAGCCCCTGTAGCTCAACTGGTAGAGCATCTCCCTTGTAAGGAGTTGGTTCCGGGTTCGAATCCTGGCGGCGGCTATCGGAATATATCATCAATGGCAGATGTGGAGGGTCGCGCCCTCTGTCCTGGTTCGATTCCAGGTGTTCCGACTACCCCGCCAGAGGTTGATCTGGCTCAATCCATTACCGCTGACGGGCGGTTAAGAAATAACGTTTAGGAGGATTGTAAGATGCAGAACTATGAGCAGATTCTTGCGGAGCTTGGTATCGAGATTCCGGAGGACAAAAAGGCGGATCTGAAAAAGAAATTCGACGAGAACTATCGCACAAAGGCTGATTATGATAAGGCTATCATCAAGAGGGATGAATATAAAACCTCACTGGATGATGTGCAGAAGCAGCTCGAAGAGTTCAAGGATGTGGATGTGAATGACCTGAAAACTCAGATTAGCACACTGACCACACAGCTTGCAGACGAAAAGAAAGCACACGATGACGATACCCGCAAGGCGGCGCTGGAAAAGACGGTTGACGAGTTCTTTGCTACCGTGGACGAAAAAGGAGAGAAAGTATACGACTTCCTCAACGATATCACAGCCAACCACTACCGGGAGGAGCTTTCCAAGGCTCTTGATTCTGATTCCGCAAAAGGAAAATCCATCGCGGATATCTTCAAAGGCATGATTACCGACGCGGACGGAAAGCAGAAAGCCGGAATCTTCGTGGATAAGCAGCAGGCAGCAGCCCAGCAGAATGCAGCAAAGTTCACTAAACCCGCACAGCAGAGCGGCGCTTCCGGACAGAAGTACACTATGTCCCAGCTTATGAAGATGAAGAATGAGAATCCGGATCTGGATATCTCACAGTATATGCAGTAACTGAAAAGAAACCGATAGCACATCAGGAGTGCTACCGCTAACCCACACACCTTTTAACAGTTAATGGGTAGAAAGGACTTTTTTTATGGCATTATTTGACAAGAAAAATTTTAACGGCGAGGTTTTTGGCGCCTACGTTGACCGGGTTCCGAACCTTAACAGAAACGAGCTTCTGAAGTCTGGCGCACTGGTAGAGAAGCCGCAGTATGCGGCAATGCTGCCCGACCAGACCGGCGGCAACTATATCACCGTGCCGATTAAGGCAAGAATCGGCGGTACACCGCAGAACTACGACGGCGGAACAAACATCACAGCAGATTCCCGTGACACTTACACTCACGGCAGAATCGTTGTAGGCCGTGCTCATGGCTGGACAGAGAAGGACTTCTCCTCTGATATCACTGGCGATGATTTCATGCCTGCGGCGGAGGAAGTCGCGGAGTACTGGGACGATATCGACCAGGAGACACTTGTGTCTACTCTGAAAGGCATCTTTTCCATGACTGGAACCGAGAACAAGAAGTTTGTGGACGGCCATACCTACGATATCACCGACAATACCGGTGAAGCTGGAAAGTTTGGAGAAACCACTCTGAACAACGCAATCCAGAAGGCTCTGGGCGATAACAAGTCCAAGTTTGCGCTGGCTATCATGCATTCCCAGGTGGCGACCAATCTGGAGAATCTGAAACTGGTAGCGTACATGAAGGGCACTGATGCGGACGGCATTGAAAGAGAGCTGACCCTTGCTACCCTCAACGGTAGAGCTGTCCTGATTGACGACAATATGCCGACCAAGGAAGTGACCGTGCCGGAATCTGATACTGGAAAAGGGGACGGATACATCTACACCGCGTATACCACTTACGTTCTTGGACAGGGCGCAATCGAGTATACAAACTGCGGCGCAAAGGTTCCGTATGAGATGGATAGAGACCCGGCGAAGAACGGCGGAGAAGATACCTTGTATTCCAGACAGCGAAAGATCTTCTCCCCTTACGGTATCAGCTTCAAGCAGAGTGGTATTGTCTCCCCGACAAAAGAGCAGCTTGAAACTGGCGCAAACTGGGAGCTGGCAAACAACAACGCTTCTTCTTCCAAGAAGTACTTCCCGATTAAGGCTATAGCAATCGCACAGATTGTGACACGGGGATAAGGAGGATTCCGGCATGGCTTATGCAGACTATGAATTCTATACAAGTTCATTTTACGGCGGAACCGTGCCGAAATCTGATTTTTTACGGCTGGCCGAACGGGCTTCTGACTGGCTGGACGCGGCGACCTTTGACCGAGTGGTTGGTAGCCTTCCGTCCAGTGAGCGAAGCCAGAAGAAGATTAAGAAAGCCGTGTGCAGTCTGGTGGAAGTACTCTACCAGCTTGAGCAGGCCAAGAAGCAGGCTAGTGCGGCGGCGTCTGGTTCTTCTTCGGTAGAGGTTGGAACCGGTACGTCCACGGGCATTGTGACTTCGGTATCGTCCGGTAGTGAGTCTATATCCTACGCCACTCCGCAGCAGGCCGGAGCGTCTGCAAAAGAGTGGAGCGCAGTATATGCGGCGGCGGGTGACCCGAAGCAGGAAAACAAGCTCATGTTGGACACGGTAAGGCCGTATCTGATGGGAGTAACAACAGACGAGGGTGTCCCACTCTTGTATGCGGGGGTGTGAGTATGAATCTACTGAAAAGACTTTTCTGCGACCATTCAAGACAGAGATATATTGGCTCGTATCTGGAAAAGGATGAGCGATGGGATATGCGCACACGACATATATGGCAGTGCAAGAGCTGCGGGAAAAGATTTTGGAGGTAATAGCATGGATGCATTATTAACCAATATGACTATGGTTTTGGCGATAATCGGGGCACTGGCCTTTTGCGTGTCTGTAATCACGCAGGTATTTAAGGGCGTGGGCTTCCTGTCCAAGATTCCGACCGACGCGCTGGTGTTCGTCTTGTCTATCGGTATCACTGTAGCGGCTTTTGTGGCCTATATGCAGTATATCAATATGGTGATTCTGTGGTACATGATTCTGGCAGCTATTATGGCCGGATTCATCGTGGCGTTTGTGGCCATGTATGGCTGGGAAAAACTGACGGATTTGTGGAAGAGGATGAGCAAGACGGATACTTCCGGGAAATGGTGATGGTCTATGTATGACAAGACCATCACTCTATTCAACCGATACGATTCCCAGACCGGAACCGTCTGGTATCCACATATCCTCACAGGCGTAGACTTGAACACAGACCGCGGAGCGATTCTGAAAAAGTATGGCCCGGACAGTACAGACAACGCCCAGCTCCATGTGCGGTATCATTTTCGTGATGGCGTGAAAGAGATTACTGATAATGCGGGAAATGAGCTTGAATGGCTCCAGCCAAAGAAGTGGGCGAAGCAGACCAATGATGCACTGGAAAACTCCATCACTTTTTCCTTGGATAGCTTTTTCTGGGAAGGTGTATGGGACGGCGGGATAGTGAACGATGCAGAGTACACGGATAGGCGGTACGAGGGCTTCTACGCTTACATGAACGCCAAGCATGACAATGTATTTTTAATTACAAATGTAGGTGGCCCGTATACTGTCATTCCGCATTTTGAAATACTGGGGAAATGATATGGCACGAAGCAGAAAGTTTCACTTCAAAAAGTATAGCATCGTCGAAGGCAATCTTCAGATCGTACTTGATATGTCACGATTTGAGGAACAGTTCCAGAGAGCTCAGTACGAGCTTGATGGTGAGATTATGAACAGCATGATTCCGTTCATGCCAATGGTGACCGCAAGCTTCATTGATGCGACCAGATCGGCCAGTGCCGCGGTACAAGGCTCCGGCAAGGTATACGCCGCCTACGGCCCGCAAGGACGATTCCTGTACGAAGGAATGGGCATGGTTGGAGTTCAGAGTGGAAGCCCCAGGGCCAGAGATGGAGAAAAAAAAGTATTGGTTAGCCAGTACGGGGGCCAGACCAATGCGAAAGAGTTTCTAACCTACACAAAAGCAGCGCACCCACAGGCTCAAAGTAACTGGTTTGACGCGGCGAAGGGAGCAGATCTCAAGAAGTGGGTCAAGAAAGCGAAAGAAGTTGCAGGAGGTGGAACGCGTGGAAGATAGACCACTGAAGCAGGACGCATCTGGATACGAAGTCATCACCGATGCAGTACGGGCACTTCTGAACAAGTATCCCGGTCTGTATGAAGACGAAAGAATCCGATTCGAAGAATCTGGGGAAGAAAGCGGTATTATTTTTTCCAGCAACAGCGGTGCCGTGGTGTACTCTGAAAGAAAGTATGTAAGTGGTACTGTGGTGCAGAGGTGCCAGTATCAGTTTTTTGTGGTCTATCGGACTTCTTCATCGCAGAAAGAAGACTATAAGCTGACTATCGTAAGATTCCTTGAAAAACTCGGGAAATGGCTTTCTGGGGAATCTGTAAACATCCAGAATGTGGAGTACGAGTTGGAAAAGTACCCTGATATGATTAAGGGGAGAAAGATAGAGGAAATGGCGTGGAATAACGTATACTCTTTGGAGCCGAACAACGGGGTTCAGGATTGGGTGCTCCCGGTTACTGTGAGATACACGAATACGTTCAAAAAGCGCAGCATGTAAGCCTATACGGCGGAAAGGATTAATATGGCACAGGATAGAACTAATATGGTGTCCTTATTGGATATCGGGTCGCTGATGGGCGGCAAAACTCCCAAGATTGTAGAGCTGGGAGATGGATTCACGGAGATCACTGAAGACTGGGGGCCGGATGTATCCAGTACTCAGTACGTTAATATGAAAGCCAAGGCCTCCACCATGAAGGGGTATGAATTTTCCATGACCCCCGAGAGGGAGTACCTTTCTGACGAGGTGCAGACGGCTATTGACGACCTCTTCAAGAAGTTCCCGACCGGAAAAGAATGTGAGACTTACTACTACCGCTTCTACAAGACGGACATCACATCCAACACCGGAGACTGCATCCGGGTTCCCGTCGTGGTATCCCCATCCAGCACAGGCGGCTCTGGTGGTGACCCGCTTACTTCTTCCATCCAGATCAATGGAAATGGAGATGTTGAGCTTGGAACCATCACCATCGCAAGCTCTGGAGAATATACCTGGGCAGCAAAAAACACCCTGTAAAACCATAGCCCGCAATATGCGGGCTATCTTAAAATGGAGGAAATCATGGAAGAACTTATTCTTGACAGTGGCATAAAAAAAATCGCCATCAAAAACCCTGACGGTGAACTGATCACAACCCTTCGCATTAATGTCGCAGATGCCAGAACCGCGGAGAAATTTGCTGCTCTGATTAATAATCTGGAGCTCCTTTCAAAAAAGCAGGAGAATGAAAAGAAAAATCTTGATAAAAAGTATGCTGGACGTCCGATTACGACAGAAGATTCAGACGATGTAGATACTGAGCAGGTCATCGAGAGAAGCCGGACAGATATTAAGTATCTGAAAAGTTGTATTGAAGAGTTGGAATCTGTATTCGGGAAAGGGGTTATTAAAGAGATCTATGCTGATTCCTACGCAATGGTTCCGGACTTCATCCCGGATGAATCCGCCCTTGTAGAGCTGGTTGATAAATTGGTTCCTGTCATGAGTAACCTGTTTGAGCGCCGTTTCAAAACGCTTCAGAGCAAGTACAATGCCAGCAAAAGAGGCAAGCACACCAAGAGCAAGTCGGATCTGATTCGGGAATACAGGGAAAATCATGAGTAATGTATTAATCGACGAACTCCCGTATGAGTGGAATGGGTATCAGATTAACACATGGTTCCAAGTCGGGATACAGGTCTATCTGATTCAGTATGACCCAGATCTTTCCGATTGGGAAAAGGGAAGGATGGTTATAAGCCTTCTCTTTTCCGATGAAGATACAGGAGCTCTTCGGAACTATCCACATAAAAGCTCTGAGCTTGAAAAGTGTGTAGATTGGTTCCTCAATGGATGGTTTCACGACAACGCACCATCAAAAGTAGATAAGCGGAGGATGGTCGATTATGAAGCAGATCAATGGCGAATTTACGCGGATTTCCGACAGATATACGGCATCAATCTAAACGAAGCAGATCTTCACTGGTGGGAGTTCTGCGGAATGCTGTGGAACATGCCGTATAAGCTTTCTTCGTTCCTGCAAGTGATTGATATTCGCAAGAAAAAAATCACTTCAAAAATGAGCCGAGAGGAAAAGGTATCTATCGCAGAAGCAAAAAAGATATATGCTATCCAGCAGACTTCGGCAAAAAAGGAATACACTTCTGAAGAGTGCAAAAAGATTGATGACTATGACCGAATGATGGAAGAGATCCGTAAGAGGAAGGAAGAGCAAAAAGAAGCAGAGCAAGACGCACTCGCAGAATTTAGGAGGTGCTAAATGGCCGGATATGATGGTGTTGTAATCATTGATGCGCAAATTAATACAAAGAACGCGTCGTCTCAGATGGTTCAGCTCGAAAATCGAATGGCAAAAGCAGCTGATAAAGTGGATCTTCTGAACAAGAAACTGGAAAAGATGGGTAATACGAAACTCCCGACCGATGAATATCGTGAAATTCAGTCTCAGATAGATACTTCTGAAAAAAAGCTTAATTCTCTGGTTGATAGAATGGAAAAGTGGAAAGAACTTGGGAAAAGCACAAATTCCAGCACTTTTCAGTCCATGCAGTATGAGGTAGACGAGCTCACGAAAACGATTCGGTATGCCAAGGGAGAAAAACAGGCGCTTATCGAGAGTGGCGGTGCGTATATTGATCCAAGAAGCACGGAAGAGTATCAGAACCTTACCAATCAGATCAGATACGCCAGCGGCGAGATGCAAGTACTTGCGAAAAGGCATGAAGAGTTGGCTGCAAAACAAGAGCAAGTTTCCAGAGGAGCAAAAAAATCTGGTGGCGCACTTGAAAGCTTTGGGAAAAGGGTGGGAGGACTTGCGAAGCGTATATTCGTATTCTCACTCATTACCAAGGCTTTCAGAGCTATGGTATCTGCGGTTCAGGAGGGATTGAAGAACTACGCTCAGTATTCATCCGAATACAACAAGTCTATGTCTGATTTCTCCAGTGCCGCAGCCACACTGAAAAATTCATTGGCAACTGCGGCCGGTCCGATACTTTCCGCCCTGGTGCCAGCTCTTACGACGCTGTGTACCTGGCTGACCACGGCGGTCAACCTGATAAGCAAGTTCGTTGCATTTCTTTCTGGGAAAAACACGTGGACGCGGGCGAAAAAGCAGCAGATCGATTATGCGAAGTCGCTCAACAATACTTCCAAAGCGGCAGATAAGGCTAAGACATCCCTTGCAGGATTCGACGATCTGGATGTGCTACAAAAAGATGATTCCAGCGGTGGAGGAACTGGTGGAGGCGGAGAGACGACGGGAGCGGGCGCATTTGAGGAAGTTGGCCTTACAGATGATGATATCGCTCTCTTCCAGAAGGTGAAAGACATCTTAATGGCGATCTTGCCGATTGCGGTAGCCATCGGGGCGGCCATTCTCACATGGAAACTCACAAGCTTCCTCACCAACTTAATGGCTGCACATCCGATTCTCGGAACCATCGCTTCTGTGATCGCGATTATAGCCGGGTCGGCGCTGGCAGTAGTAAGCTACTTCCACATGTGGAAGGACGGCGTAGACTGGCCGGGACTTATCGGATATATCACAGGCGTTGCGCTGGTATTCGCCGGACTTATGGCTCTTGGTCAGCCGTTAGTCGCAGGAATAATGCTAATCGTGGCCGGACTGTGGGGATTGGTGCTCGGGCTGAAAGATGTAGCAGAGAACGGACTTAATGTTCAGAATGTGTCGCTTCTTCTGGTGTCGGCAGTAGGCCTTGTTGTTGGCGTGTTCATGACCTTTGGAGGAGCCGCCGCCGCTGTTCTTGCCGTGCTTCTTGCAATCGCCGGAGCATTCCTGTACGCAATGCAGCGGGCCGGAACCTTGAGCCAGGCGATTGGGTATCTCAAGACAGCTTTTTCGGCATTCGGACAATTTTTGAAGGAGATTTTTGCAGGTGACTTCAAAGCTGCTTTTCGTTCGATCCTTGTGTTCGCGATTAGCATCTTCAACTTCATCATCACAGCCTTCGAGGCTATGGTGAACTGGATCATAGACGGACTTAATGCAATGATTAAGGCTGCCGTGAGCATCATCAATAAGGTTCCTGGCATCAATTTTACAGCACCGGAATTTGGCCATGTGGACTGGTCTGGAAAGAAAATTCAAGTGCCTGAGCTGGCCAATGGAGGAATCACAGCAGGAACTACGCTGGCAAGAATTGGAGAAGCTGGAAGAGAAGCGGTGCTTCCGCTGGAGAACAATCTGGGATATCTGGATAAGTTCGCGGATAAGATTGCAGAGCGAATCCCGGCGGCACAGACAGGCCCCGTATACCTTCAGATAGACGGAAAGACCTTCGCCACACTCTATAGACCTTACGGGATTGCAGAGGATAGGCGTGTAGGTACAAGCTTCACGTAGAAAGGAGATCGCCGTGGGATATTCGTACACGCAAGGCTTAATAATTGACGGAACAACTTACAATATCCCGCTTGTCTCTATTAAGAGGACAGCGGATTTCCTTGAAAAGTACGCCAACCGTACAGAAGACGGAGATATTAAGATTGAAACAATCGGCGTATATAAAAACTACACAATAGCGATTGGAACTATAGATGACCCCAGTACTTATGACCAGCTCTATGAGCATATCACAGACGTGGACAACAGATTCCATCATGTGATCTTACCGGATGCGTCGAAAAGCTTCAGCTTTTACGGATATTTTTCCAGCATCTCGGACGAGGTGGAAAAAGTGTTTGGAAATGGAGCAGAGTACAAGAGCTTGACGTGGAAGATGACCAGCAAGAAGCCATATAAGAAGCCATAGGAGGAGATATGAGTAAGACAAGTTGTACTGCAAGGATGAAGTTTGCGGACACGACAGCCATTTTGGATGCAGTCCCGTCCACTTCGGACAACCAGAACTTCGGCTCGCTTTCGTTTCTTGCTGGATCTGATGCGGTAGATCTTCCTCCTTACGGGACTACAGAGAAAAATCAGTTCGTGTTAGACGGGTCCCATCCTATCATGCCGGATGAATTGGAAAATGTAACTTTCTGGAGCTTGGAAAAAACTGATGATAACTGTGAGTTTCAGAAGTTGCCTAAGATTGAGATCACATTTAGCAAGAATCATTCTTCCGCCGGGATTACTCTGTATTTTTCTGATGATTACCCGGCGGAGATCTCCGTGACCTGGTATGCGCTGACGGGAGAAAAGCTCGTGAAAAAAAGCTTTTTCCCTAATTCGCTCACCTATTATTGTAAAAATCAGGTTCAGAACTATGGAAAAATCGTTATAGAGTTTGTAAAAACCCGATTCCCGAACAGATATATAAAGCTTCAGTATGTCTTATATGGACGGTATCTTATCTGGTCCGACAGTGAAGTGATGACGGCGAAGATCCACGAGGAGGTAGACGAGACTTCCGATACGCTGGCAATTAACACAGCAGAGATCAAGATCTCCGATGAAGCGTATGACTTCGACATATCGAATCCTGACGGAGAGTGGAAAAGCGTACAGGCCGAACAGCCTGTATGGATATCCGAGAGTGTTGACGGCGTGGAGATAGATCTGGGGACCTTTTTTGTGAGCGGCCAGACTTTTTCGGAAAACTCCAGCAAATTCAGCTTGATAGATACCGTCGGGCTTATGGACAGATATACATTTCGAGAAGGAAGAGTGTACAGCGAAGAAAAGGCCGGGGATATTATGAAAGAAATCTTTGCGGCTGCCGGAGTAGACAAGTATGAGATCGCTTCAGAATTGTATGATGTACTCCTGACAGGGCATCTTGAGATCCAGACCTGCAGGGATGCACTTAAGACGGTGTGCTTTGCCATCGGAGCCCTGGCCGACGACAGCCGAAGTGATACGGTTAAGGTGTACAAGCCAACACGATATGTAAGTTCGCAGATTGGCCCTAACCGTAAGATATCAGGAAAGACATCTCTCGAACTTGACGAATATATCAGTGGCATATCCATTGAGTTCAACACTTACACGCTTGGCACGGAAGAACAAGAACTCTATAACGATGAACTTCCAACCGGAATCAGCACGATAGAGCTTTCTTCCCCGTGCGCTCCAGAAAGCATCGTGGTAAGCGGCGGAACTCTGAAAAGCGCAAAAACCAACTATGTAGAAATTCAGATGGACACCGCAGGAGTATGTGTCATCAAGGGAAAGACCTACGAAAAAGATAGCTTTTCCGCATCGCTTCACCAGACAATCCTGGAAGGCGGCGAAAAAGGGAATGTGAAGGAGTACGCTAGCGTCCCTATCCACAGCAAGGCCGTTCTCCCAGAAAAGCTGGAAAGCTTGCTGTCGTACTATCAGCTTCGAAAAAAGCTGTCCATGCAGTTTTTTGTGGAGACGGAAAAAGTGGGGAACTGGGTTAATATTAGAGATGTGAAAGGCAATGTTGCAACCACGACGCTGCTGTCCCAAGATATCGATCTGACAAGCGGCTACATAGCAACGGCTTCATGTCGCGGATATTCAGCGGTCGTAACGGCACACTATTACACAGGCACAGAGTTATATGCAGGAGGCAGTGAGATCATATGAATCTTGACCCTATCAATCCTTACTGGACGAATATTGTAAGAAAATTGCAACGGGAAAATGAAGAGCTGAAAGAAAAGCTCCGTAGTCTGGAGGAAAGAGAGCAAGAAAAGGATGAATTTGTGGATAGAGCCAATAACTGACCGGACAGAAGATGACGCAAAAAAAGCGTCAGAGATGGCTACCACCGGGTGGGATAACTTGACGGATTTTGAAAAAAAGGAATGGAAAGCTGGGCTTAAAGGCACTCTTAATAATAGTGATCTGCTTAGAATTGAAACGGATATCAAGATCTTAGCAGATGTGCTTGAGCTTTCCTTAACGACCTATGCAGATGGCATTCCAGAATTTCCGAATGAATCCTACTTCGGCAATCTTCTTTCCAATATCAGGGCTATACGGCAGGCATCAGCGATACATTCTAATACGCCAAAAGTCCCAGAAAGCCCGGCAAATGATTATGAAAAGATTAATGATATCGAAAAAATTCTATCCGATATCTATGAGATTTTGATGAATAACTTCCATTACTACACTGGAAGCGAGATTTACGCAGGTGATGTATTTGGACTGCTCTTATAGGAGGAAAGCATGAGTTTCATAAAAAAAATCTGGAAAGACCGAATAAGCGAATACCCTACACGGAGAAACCTTGAAAAGTCAGATGGTTCCTCCGAACTGGTTACTGTATCAAGGTCGGAGGGCAATATCTCGCAGGAAGGGGATGCCTTTTCTGCTGAAAACATGAACGATCTGGAGGAAAGGATCTCCAATGAATTTGAAGCGCTAAATACCAAGATAGAGAAGAACTCTCTTGAATTTAAATTGATACACTCTGGCGGAAGCGTTTTAAATCTAACAGACGAGCAAATACAGGATTATCATGAGTTTTTTGTGATAGTGAGTTACAGTGATGTTGGTAGCGGTAATTGCCTCATATTTGATGAAATGGTAAAAAATTCAAATAACCATGTCTATTCAAGCATAGGCCGTTTCACTACGAGTAGTTACTGGTTCAGTGGGTATGTTAAGTTAAACCTTAACGAAAACCAGTTGTCGTATGGCCAGAGTTATGCAAGCGGAGGTAGTTTTTCTCGGATGGAAGTATATGCGAGATGATATCAATCGGTTGTCTTCGTGTACTCAATATACAGCCAGCCGTAGAAGCCGGTAAACGTTCCCGCAACCCTATATACAACCTCAAGGGCTCCGTTTGGATCCACATATACGTTTGCTTCGCTATTGCCGTTATCGAAATATGTGAACGGAAACATATAACCTATTCCACCTTTCCCACATCCGTACACTCCAACTAATAGACTAAGCGATAACTCCGATAAATCTTTCACATATTGACCGGACGAGATTAACGTTTTCCCGTCAAGGATGCGCTTTCGGTATAGAGGTTTGCCGCAGAAGCTTCCGACAACTATCTCATCATCTGAATCAGGATAGTTGCCTATCTTGGTATTTAGCGACCTTACAAAAAAGTAAATAGTAACCAGTAAACATATATTCTGAAAGGAGAAAATCATGTCAATCATGGTATCTTCTGCCCGCTCAGACGAGCGCGGCAAATATTCCGGCGGAAAGGCTGGAGACCAAAAGCAGAAATCAAAGACCAATGACACCCGGGGCGAGGTGAGTATGCAGGCCATGTATACCCACCGGAGAGGGTGGTATATCCTGCGCCCCAAAAAGGTATCACACTCTGACGCAATCGCAGAGCTGGGTATTAAGGCGGCAAACAATCCCAATATTGGATATAGCCAATCTGACCGTCTGGGCGTGGTTAAGCATGGCATTAACACCAAGGTCAAGACCAATGCAGACTGTAGCTCACTGGTGCGGCAGGCGGTAAAAGAAGCGACCGGGAAAGACCCGGGCAACTTTACCACAGCCAACGAGGCCAGGGTATTGGCTGCCACCGGACTGTTTACAAAGATTGCTTATGTAAACCAGTCAAATACCCCAGTCTATAATGGTGATATCCTTGTCACCAAGACCAAAGGCCACACCGTTATTGTGGTATCCGGCAATCCCCGCCCGCGTGCCACAGTCGGCAATCCGTACCCGGTGCCGACCAGAACCATCAAGCTGACGGATCCGATGATGTCTGGAAACGATGTCAAATGGATCCAGTACCACCTGATTCGGCTTGGATTCCTGCCCGCAAAGAACAGCAAGGGTAAGAGCAATATCGATGGAATCTACGGAAAGGGAACCAGAGCGGCAGTAATGGCAGCTCAGAAGCACTACGGAATCAAGGTAGATGGTATTGTCGGAGCGGGCACAAGGCTGGTAATTCAATTTAACTAATCAGAGATCCCCGGAGCAATCCGGGGATTTTTTTAATTAAATTTAAAATAACGCTTGACTATTTGTACAAATAGTGATATACTTAAATCATCAAAGGAACGGAGGATAAAAAAATGAGAAAAATGGTAGTAAACGAGTATGGTGTTGAGGTTGATTTCGAGGTAGCTGTAATGTATATGGACGATGAGATTCGCGAGGAGATCCACAACGAGCTTGCACCGTGTACAGACCAGGAGTTTTTCGATGAGTACGCAAAACGCCACGAGGAAAAATTCGGAGAGGAGTGGGAGTTTGCAAAGGAAAATCCGTGTTTCTAAAAAATAAAACGGGGCGCGTAAGCCCCGCTTTATTGCAATGGAGGGCGAGAAAATGAAAAACACAAAAAAATGTGTAATTTGCGGGAAAGAATTTTTTTGCAGCCCATCGCGGAAAGTAGTCACATGTTCAAAAGAATGCAGCTTGAAATATATAAGTAACACACACAAAGGAATGAAAATGACATCAGAGGCGCGGGCAAAGATCTCAAGCGCTCGAAAAAAGCTTGAAACCGCGCCGGAAATCCAGCGGAAAGCTACAGAAGCCGCAAAAAAGTCTCCAAAATCTGGGCGGTTTATTACAAACAGGGCGGCCATTGATTGGCACCTTGTCAGCCCAGAGGGTCATCATTTTTATATTCATTCTTTGGCATTCTGGCTTCGCGAAAACTGTAAAGAATACTTTGGAGTAGAGCCGGACAGTAGAGGGTATTTAAATGCTATATACGGGCTTAGCAGAGTAAAAAAATCTATTCTGGGCACTTTGCCAGCCGGGCAAAGGCCCGGGTATACATACAAGGGTTGGAGCGTAATCCCGACAGAGCAGGACAGAGCAAACGCGAACAAGGCACAGCGAGGAGGAGCGGAAACTTGAAAAAGAAAATCACAGTTTGTAAATCTGGCGGGACGGCCAGCAAGAACGCCTTAATTTACAGACTTACCGTCCCGGCGGAAATGATAAAAGCCCTTGGTGTCACACCCGAGGACAGGAGCATAGAGATGGACATGGTGGGCGATACGCTCACAATCAGAAAGCACAAGGAAGATAATCCAATTTAACTAATTAGAGATCCCCGGAGCAATCCGGGGATTTTTTTAATTTATTTAAGCCCATAGGTTTAAATAAATACACTCCATTCTGCGCATTTGATGGCTTTATTATAATGGCTATGAGGCACAAAAACAATAGGAACAACAAGTAAAATAAGGCACAAAATACGGTAAAAATATATAAGGCAAAAAAAGAGTTAGCAATTGACAAATAAGGCACAAAAAAGTATAATACTTGTATATAGGAGAGGAGGCAGAACAATGAAAGAAACATTAAAAACAACGGAAGCGCAGAGAAAAGCAATATACAATTACGATGATAAATTTGAGCGTGTAAATTGTAGGCTTGCCAAGGGGACAAAAGACAGAATAAAAGCATTAAGATATAGCGCGAATGATTTTATCAAATTAGCAGTCGCGGAAAAGTTAGAACGCGAGGAAAAAATATTGAAATAAGGCACAAAAAAGTATTGACATATAAGGCACAAAATGTTATTATAATATTGTCGAAAGGCAATAGGCGAAAGCCGGAAAGGAGAAATATGAAAGATATGGGGATGACCGATAAACAGTTCAACGGCTTTATTCGATTCTTGATTGACGGACTGAAAGAAGCACAGGAAGAGAAAGACGCTGACAAGAAAAACGAGCGGATCCAGAAGATTCTGGATAACCTGCAAAGCACGTTGGAGGACTAGGACGGAATCACACCGGGGCGGGCAACCGCCCCACACAAAGATTAGGAGGGGAAAGGAAAATGACAAGAACATGGAGAGTATGGGGAGCAAACGAGAGCAGACAGCGGGAGAGCTTCGAGCCGTCTTATAAATACGATTGGACAGAGGGCGAGAAGATCCGGGAGATCGAGGTTGAGAACTCTGACAAGACCGGTACAAACGAATATAGTATCATTCGGATCACCCGCAACACCGCCGAAGAGTGCGAGGCGGAGCTTGAAGGTCAGCTTTCCGATGGCATTTTTGAGAGCGTAAACTACGGAAAGGTTGAAGAACTGGTTGACGGCTCTTGGATTGAATGGTAGTATAGTTGTATAGGGGAGGTGCTTGAGAGCCTTGTAAGTAAAAACCCGTCTGGTTAATTCCGAACGGGTTTTTTATGATAAAAGAGGGGGCAAAAAAGGGGCAAATAAATATACATTTATATACGATATTAGACATTGTAAACCTAAAAAGCCTTGATTTTATGCACCTTTTAACACTATTGCACATTTAAAAAAGTCCCATCACCCGCTTATTTTTATGCCAAAAAATGCCGTAAATAAGCCACTTTCCGGGCTATGTCATGATTTTATGGGGCAAAAAAGGGGCAAGACTGAAAAAATTGAACCGCCCGGTGGCAAATGATATGCTACCCTCATATAGGACAATGAAATATAAAAGTCCTATATGGGGGTAT